CAAATAAAGCATCTTTCCCCGAATCCGAATGCATTTGCTTCAATCCAGTCCCTATACTCTTTAAGTTCTTGGTCTGCGTTGACCTTGTCTGTGTATTCTTTTACTATCCATTCCATCATATTGCTTCTATTTCTTTTTTAACTTCTTGCCAAAATTCGGTACCTATATCTGCTCCCATATAACTTAAAACTTCATCGCAGCAAACCAATGCACATTCTTTTGCGACATTCTTGCTTACAACTTTTGACATATACTTTAATACCAAGTATGCTGCTTTTTCTTTTGGTGTCATAATAGATAAAATTTGCTCATGTCAGTCTTGCCATTCCCGTGAATGAACATAGGGAAGGTATGTGTTTTATTGTTGTACAATCTATTGTAAGTTAGGGTAAAGTCACCTTCTACCTCAAACGCAACCGATTGAAAGATATTACAATAGTCAAGTCCTATGGTAGACCTCATATTTAGGAATCTGTCGGTATACCATCTTTGGTCATCATCCTCAAACCTCGGAGGATTACTATTGTAAACACTAATGAAGTGTTCCTTATTGCCGTATATCTGTCCGCTATTTAGAAACTTCCATTCGTGATTTACTACTGGAAACATTCCCATCTTATGCGTGTCGGGATAGCATCCTTTTTCGCTTGATATTATAATTGGGTAAACTTTCTTTTTAAACTTAAACTCATGGGGACTTGCTATGCAATAATTATCGTAGGCATCCAAGTAAATGAATTCATCTATATCGGTTGAGCATAGGTACTCGTAAAGTCCGATTATCTTTGTGCCAAACCCTTTCCACTCCCTTACGATTGGATGATAGGACCATCCGTGTTGTTTAAGGGATTCCTCAAACTTTAACCAACCTGCGTGATTCGGATTGTCAAGTGAAACTATTACTTTCATTGGAAAGGATTGTAGTATATTGGTCTTGTTCCGTGATAGTATTCATGGGTCATCTTAATTACCTGTTGGGTTACCTCTGCACTATGCTTCTCCTTCCACGTTTGGTATTCCGTTTCTCCCTTGTCTATGTGTTCAATTTCAATATGAGGCAAGAACACATTCCACATCCCTGCAACTGTTGACCTATGAGATGCAAGGACATCATCATATCCGTAGAGGTTAGGTTGGCAAAGGTAACCTATTTTGTCAAGCAAAGCGGAGGAGTACATCTGACAAGTACCTATTATGTGATGGCACTTCTCAACTATTATCCATCTCTGACCTGCGAAGTGTGGTAGCATAATTAATTCACTTCTCCAATCAGGTAGTGCGTGATTCGGTTCTTCCCAACAATCTTTCCGCTTCAGTCCTACAATACCTATCTTAGGTTCACGTTCAATTGCCTCCACCATATCTTTCACCCAATCATAATTGTCTATGATTACATCATTGTCCATCTTGATGCAGTGCTGACCTGGTTTACGATTCTTCCAAGCAAGATTAATCGCTTCTGCCGTTCCAATGTTTTCTTCATTGGTTATTACATTTACAAAACCATCTGCTGCATATTCTTTTATAATATCCTTTGTTGCCTGGCAAGAGTTATTATCTATAATCCAAAACTCATGGTCATAAAAGATATGCTGAAAATGTAATTCATTTAGGACCTTTTCAGTTAGTTCTGACCTTTTATTCTCTTCAGTGTCATGCACTGCCATTGCGATAAGTACCTTATCCATTAGTCTACAAGTTTATCTATGTTAATACTCTTTTCATCTAACATCTCCCATAACTTATGGTAAGCAGAATTAACTGCATCATCTATATCAAGTTCATCTTTTAATGCTTTCTCAGTTACTTCTTCTCTTGTGTTATTCATAAAGTTCCATAAGACCATGCATATATCAGATGATTGAATACATCTTAAATGTGCAATGCCATCATCGTAATCGTCAAGGTCAAAGGTTAATGTTGCTTTCATAATGCGTTAAATATTTGTGTTCTTAATTTATTTACCTTGACTAAGTTAAAGTTCTCTCTACACCATTCCCCATTTGCAATCCCCATCTCCTTTCTATAAATAGCATCTTTGACAACTTTTTTAATATTTATGAACCAATCTGATTGATTGTTTACAGGGATGATATATTTACATTGGGAATAAGGTTTAACATTGGAACAGATTACAGGTGCATTCTTAGTTGCTGCCTCCAAGACCTTTAGGTTAGATTTCATTGAGTTAAACTTGGAATCTACTAAAGGGACAAGACAAGCATCTGCCTCATTGTAAAAGTTCATGTATTGGTCCACTGGTAACGCACCCCGTATGTACCCATCAACCTTGAACCCACACATATAATCATTAATCATTCTGCCCCATGCTTCTGATACGTTCTTATCTTCCGAATATCCGCAAAGGATAAAGTTTGAGTTATTCTTTACCATAGAATCCCCTGCAACTCTTTTCATTGGATTCTTTAGGATTGCAATGTCCTTCTCGTGTGTTACCGAACCTGCATAAACAAAGCGGACCTTTTCTGATTCGGTCTTTACATCTGTGAACTGGTCCTCTCCATAAGGTAATGCGTTTGGTATAACTATCCATTTATTGTTTAGTTCATCAATTTGAACCGCTAAATCATTGTTAGAACATATTACCAAGTCTGCCACCTTGATATGGTCAATGACCTTTTGAGTAGGATATTTGCCGTAAAGGATATGCCATGCATCTAAGTTCCAATAATCATCCACATCAACTACCAACTTGAATCCGTACTTCTCCCTTAATCTTACAACCTCATCAACCTCCATCCCTGCTATGTAACGATTGATAAAAAGTATGTCATACCCTTTTTCAAGTTCTTCCTCGGTTAGTACATCAGTCATCATTGCGTAATCCTTTGGCAAGTATATTAAAGGATTGAACAACCGATGGAATGAAACCCCCGAGTTTCTTTGACCAACTGTTATGATTCTCATTGCTTGTTTTTAAATGGTCTGCCTTTCTTTTTCGGTACTTGTACAAATTCTTGTACAACTTCTGCATCAAGCAACTTGGATGCTTGGTAAATATCCCAATAGTTACTCAATCTCTTCATCATGTCTGCTACGCAGTTCGCACACCAACTTGTCAGGATAAAACCACCATCAAGGTATCTGCGATAAATCTGCTCATATCCTACCAAGATGTGCAAGGGAAGGTTCTTCATAAACCCAATCTTTACACATTCAAAGTTGTAGATATTGTCACGAATAAACTTTTCATCTTCCTGTGTCATTTGTTATAGGTTTCGTTGTAGTAATTAAAAAATGTTTGTGAATCTTCAGATTGTTCAGCAGCAATCCAACAATCTTCTAAACGCTCTATCTCCATTGATTTTGCTTGTTCTTCTAATTCATGTAATGGAGTAAAACCATACAGGTGCTGATTCTTTATTCTATCCATCAACCATTCAACTGCCGTTTGTTGTGCCATAGTTTATTTTTTAAAATATTTATTTTTAAATTGTTCATCAGTAATTATTCCGCTATAATCAGCAAACTCAGATTTGCATTCGGGGCATTCTAAAAATTCAGGCATTTTATATTCTTTATTTTCTGTCAATTGTATGTACTCAACTTCAACTACCGCAGTCCATTTGTAACTGCAATTCTGACAAAAAGCATGACTGATTAAATAATTGATTCCTGATTCCATTGTGATTAATTTATTAATGACTAATGTCTTTGAATATCATTTTTTAAAGAATATGTTATTCATAAGGTTTCTAAATAGTGGAGCAGATACCCCTGCGACAAATGCCACTAAAACGCAATTAAGGACCACTACTGGCAATAAATACAAAGCGATGGCAATATATACGGAAAGGCACATATTGCAGTTAAATGGTTTATAATTGACCTTTAACTTCTCGGGAAGTCTTGCCATATCAATAATGTAAAAAACAAAGAAAAGCGTTGCGATAACAATTTTAAGGAGTAACATGGTTTTTGATTTTATATTTAAGTAATGTCTTTGTCTTCTTAATGGTCTTCATAAGGGAACGATAAGGGATGCCAGTATCCCTTGAAAGACTCATTATGTTATGCCCATTCTCGGAATATAGTCTAAGGATTTCAAGTTCATACCAATGGAGAATCTTTAAAGAATTATTCAGTTTTACAGTTATCTCATCGGTTTGTATGGTATCACTTACATCGGGTGCATCGTGTTTCTCGGTCCATTCCGTAAACACCCTGCGGAACTTATTAAAGAAAGTTGACCTATCGGATTTAATCATTGAAAGCATTGTGCGGACCAAGTAGAACTTTAGGAATCCACCCGTATGCATTGACATAAACTTTATGTCATCCATTTCGCAAAGTACCATAAACATCTCTTGCCTCAAGTCATCCTGCAACTCAAAAGGTTGCATCTTCTTGATGGCATTGTCTATATCCTTGTCCGTGTATAGACCTGCTATGATATCGTTCTTTGTCAGACCCATATGTTAAGTTCAGGGATGCCCTTGTTATCAGTTGCAAGGTAACACAATGCTCCTGCATTTTTTGCTCTATTGAGAAAAACTATCTGATAGTCGCTAAGTTTATCCTTAATAGTTTTAACCTCGCAATAAACCGCCTTGCCTGTAGTCTTGCAGAATCCTGTTATATCTGCTACACCTCTCTCCCCAATGAACTTCCTGCCAGGTACAGACAAGTTGTTATTACGCCAAACATAGTAACCTTTGGATTCCAACTTCATTAATGCAAACTTTGTTATTAATCCGACTGAGAGGTCCATATTGATTACTTATTTAATATGGTTTTATAAATATGTTCTGCAATTTCTTTCATCATCAATGGAGGAACTGCTCTCCCTATTCTTTCCCACTGCTTACTGTATGAACCAGTCAACTTGTAGTCTGTCGGAAAAGAACTTAATATTTTTAACTCATCAATACTCAATTTGTTTTCTTCTTTATTGGTTCTTATTACTTTATATCTTCTTGTCGCACCAAGTCCATCTGCCGTAATTGTAAAGCAAACGCTATTTTTATCTGCTCTTCTTGGTGTTGATTCTCCAAATGCTTTTCGTTTCATTTCTATATATTCAACATCATTCAATGCCTCTTCTATTGTTACAATCTCAGGAAATACCTTTGGAAATGTAATGACATTTTTTATATCATTTCGCACTCCGATAAATATTGTTCTATCCCTATTTTGTGGAACTCCATAGTTCTTGGCATTTAATACTTTAAACCTGACAGAATAACCGCACTTTGTCAATGTGTGATATATCGTATTTTCTTCTTCACCAAATATATTGTATTGCTGATTCCCTAATAATTTTGATGATACACCTGATACTAAACCTGCAACATTTTCACATACAAAAACCTTGGGTTGTATCTCATTTAATATTCTTGCAAATTCAAAAAATAAGTCATCTGTTCTTTGTTCTGTATCTGAGTATTTTTTAACCTCACCCCATAGTTTCTCTTTTGCTCCTGCAATGGAAAAACTTGCACAAGGTGGTGAACCATCAAGAATATCCAATTCTCCTTTTTTTATTTGTAGTTTGTCTAATATTATTTTACCAGTTAGTTCTCTGATATCTTGTTTAAATATATGTGTATCAGGATAATTTTGTTGATATGTTTCTTGTGCTGATTCAATGAATTCATTTATTGCCAAAACATTTCCACCCGCTAAACGATAACCAGTTGATGAACCACCACCACCTGCAAACAAAGAAACTACATTAAAAAGATTTTGCTTTGACTGACTATTTACATAGTCCATATTATATAAGAAAGATTTCATTATCCTCTGTTAATTAGTTTAGTGAAATAATCTGCTACCGCCATCCGATAGCATTGATGCTCCATGTAGTCATCATCCTTCATCTTGTTTCTTATGTCTATCTTGTCCTGCCTTGACCCCTCAAATAATTTCTCATTCATTGCCTTTAGAACCTTATCATAGGTATCATCAACTTCTACAATTATTTTGCCTTGCTTATGCAGGATATGGAACACATCCACCCCGAACACGATGCTATCCCAAATGCGAAATTTTTTATAACAATCAAACGCAGTTTCTATCTTTTCGTCATCGGTAACAAATCTTGGATTCCAACTGCTTTCTTGAACTGGTTTAATCTCATTAAGTTTCTGCATCCCATACCTTGCAAATGCTCTAAGTAACCTATGCAGATATAATACTGAAAAGTTCTGATAGGTTTCTGCTTCCATATCAAGTTTCCCCTTACTTGCTAAATCAAAAGCAAGGGATAACTCACCGAACTTTATGTTAGGGTATTCCTCAACGATTGACTTATACATTACAGATAATTCCTCTTTATTGGGTATCTTATCCCCTTTGATGCCAAGTTTATGCATTCCCCTTATAAGTTCATCAACTACAAGTGCAATGCTTACAGTGTTTAACTTTTCAGATGCTCTTGCAAGTTTAAAACGTTCCAGGTCCAGTTGCTCTGAGTCTGTCAATCTCGGAGAAGTAGTCATGGATTTCGTTTCGTTTCTCATTATAGATGTCAAAGTTTGACTTAGTGCTTGTTCCATTTTGTTTATAGTTTTTTGAGTTTTTAATCCAGTTCCTTGATGCTGCTTGCCAATCTTTCATTGGGTTCTTTCCTACCTTCCATCCATTGCTCTCATAGTAGTTAAAGAATCCTTCTGCTTCGGTTAGGTTACCTACTTGTTCAAAATAGTTCTGAACTACAAATAATTCAGGACGTATAAAACCTACTTTACTTTCTTTTACTTTAGTTTCCTTTACTTTACTTTCCTTTATTTGCATTGCATCGGCATTGCATTTGCTATGCATTTGCATTCCATTTGCATCTGCTTCTACCTTATCCCACCTTTTTTGTGCTGCAACTCTTGCTCTTTGTGTCTTTTCAATGTAAGGTTGAAGGTAGTAAATCTGCTTGATGCTAAAAAACATCTCATCTGAATCTACCTCAAAAAGTCCATAGTTGCAAATGACTACACGAACTTTTTGCTCACTTGTAACAAATTGGTGAGCAAGGATATCTATATCCTTTGTTGGATATTTGAAGTCATTTTGTTCTCTAAGGACTTCCAGTAACATAAAATAGATAGCATAACCTTCAAGACCTAATTCTAACCGCAATCTCATTATCTTATTATCATTCCTTGAGTTTGCAAAATGCGGAAAATAAAACGCATCTTTCTTCATACTAAAAAAAATACCTTAAAAAGATTCGGGTGGAACAGGTCTGCTCTTGCAAACCTCCGAATCTCTCTAAGGCATTAATAATTTTTAAATGCTCTTGATGTTCCACTATCAAGTAGTCCAAATATAACTTTTTACTTAACATCTTGCAATTTTTTCTTTATACGGACCGCATAGGTTTTGCCATCATTTCTGCTTATAACCTTGCGACCTATCTGCCTCATTTCGCTAATCTTATTGGGAGGATATCCCATAAAGTTACAAACGCATTTACCTGACCGATAGGCGACCGCATTTGCCCTGCGTTCTTCAATGTCCTCAATAGATAAATCATAAACAAGATACTCAACTGCGTTCTCAAGATGATAGGTTATGTCCCTCAAAACTTTTGTTTTATAAGTAAAATAATGGTTGCACCCATATAAAAACAGACCGCCAATGGTAAAGAGATAAGGATAAAGTAAATAATTTGCACTACCCTCATAGGTCCATTTTTAATCGGTCCTGTGGTATTCCGTAAGTTGGTCCATGTCCCAAGTCAACAAGGTTGCCATCATTAAATAAGTCATTACCTGGGAAGAATCCCTTGAACTCATAAGTAGGAAACTCTCCCACCATCAAAGCATAATAGTCGGGTATTGACCTTGATTTCCAAACGCCTACTAAAAGCATTCCGTTTGTCTTCTTAGTTGTTTTGACATCAATATATCCGTGTCCGTTAATATAGCAGTCAAAAGGGATAGGATGGTCAATTGTCATGTCGGGATAAATGTTTTTTAGTTTGCAAAACGCAAACTCCCCACCCGTGCCTTCAAGGTTAATGAGAAGGTCATCACCTCCCCCCATCTTGTAGGACTTGCTTCCTCTATCTATATTGTTATTGTGCCTTGCCAGTGAGATGCCTCTGACTATTTCCTGCTCGTAGTTGTCTAATGTGATTTGCATAACGATTGGTTTAAGTATGGGTGAGGTCATTACAACCCCACCCTTGTGATTAATTCAGAATGGCAAGTCTTGAGGTTCTTCTTGCTTTGAAGGTCCACCTGCTACCATAAATTTAGCATTCCCGATGATTGTACCTTTCTTGCCTTGCTCCCTTTCTTCTTTGGTGATGGATTCTACTATAAATCCGTTATTCCCATACTGGTCCACCTCTTCCTTGAGGAACAATGTTGCGGACAAATATTGTCCTTTTTTACCCTTGTAGAGTCTTTTAGAGTCAATTTTACTTACGTCAATGTTTAAACTAATTAACTTTTGCATATTTGTTTTTATTTTGAAAGTTGAATTTTGAAGGTTGAAGTTACTGACTTAATTGGTAGGTCTCCCTTGTGGTATTCTTTTTCTACATCCTCAATCTCCTTCTGTTGTAACCTTAAAGCAATTATCTGCTCTTCAAGTTCGTACCAACCAGGTAGGTCTGAGAAATCATACTTTACCGAATCCATTTGCGAAACTGATGCACCAAGTACCTCTGCCTTACCTTTAGGATGCTTCATAAGTTCTGTAAGAACATTCTCGGTTATTCGGGATTTGACCGATTTAACCAGTTGTTCTAAACTATTGAACTTGATTGCAACCTCTAAAGGGTCAAGCAGTCCTTCATTAACCTGCTCTTGGATGGCATCTGCCATTAACTCAATCCCAAATTTGGTGGGAGCAATATCCCCCACCTTTATTTCATTAACCTTTAAGTAACTCATTTTTTCTTGCTTTTAGTTGGTCCTTGATAAATGTGTTGGTTTCAATCTTATGCTTGTTGGCATCGTAGACCGCCTTGAGTTCTACAATGTTACTCGCCTTCTTAATTGCTATGGCAAGTCTTCCAATGGTCAACTCGGGGTCTTCTTCAATAACCTCTACCGATTCAACCTCCATTTGAGGCAATGCTTCTACCATTGTTTGCAATGCCCCTACGGATGCATTAGGAATGGTTTCTGCCTCTGATTCATCAAGAACACCCAATCCCAAGAGGTCTAAGGTTGCCCTCCGTTTTGCCTTTGTTTCTGCCTTCATAATGGCATTAGCGTATGCCTCACCTTTAAGTCCTGCGATGTTTACTGCACCGATTGATTCGGTACACCTCCCATCGGGAAGGGATGCTTTAGATGTTACAATGTAAACCCCTGCATCTGCGTTAGTATCTCTGCTTGTAATGGTGTGAGAAACTTTGTGCAGTTTGTTAAGTTGCTGAGTACCTGACCTTGTGCAGTAGAGGACTTCCTTTCCGTTAAGTCTAAGGATGTCAAATGGTTTAGTGAATGGGTCAAGTCCCATACGTTCACAATACCCGTTATAATACCTTACTTTGTCGTTTGCCGACAGTTTGGATAAGTCCCCCTGTAATATCAACTGGTTCGCAATAGAGACTGACTGGTCTTGATTCTTGTTCTGTGTCATTTTGTGATTTTGTGTGATAAGGAAAAGGTTTTTCTATTCTGAAAGGTGATGAGTTTTCCATCGTTGATTTATGGGTAATGTAGATTTCCCAATCTCTTATGGACTTTAACCCGTAAAAATAATACCATTGATGCCGTTGGCGTTCTATTGATTCGTGGCATCTCAAAGGGAATGAAGTTGCTCGGACTTCGCCACGGACCTCAAGGGTCATTTCTATGCGGTCATAGTACATAGTCGGAATAGTATTCGTGGTCATAATTACTATCCATCTTAAAGGTAAAAGCATCCATACACTTCTGCTCAACTAATTCATAGAATGCTGAATGGAACTGAGGCAAGATGTTGATGCAGTGATACCCTGGGATAATGATTTCCCTAACTTGAACATCAACGTAATCAACTCCATCGTTGATGGTAGCGGTTACCATAATCATAATGTCTGCGATGCTGACCTTTAACCATTCCGCAGGTATGCGGACATTTGTTGTGATTTGTTTTTTCATTGTTGTGATTTGATTTGATTTAAAATTAAGATATTTCTTCCAATACTTGAAATAATTTTTGCATTGTTTTTAAATAAACTTTGCCAGTCTTTTCTGCTCGGTTAACTGTCGCAAGTGAGATTCCCGATAGTTCTGCCAACTTTACCTGCGTTACTTCTTTTGCTCTTCTCGTTTTTCTAAGTTCTTCCTTTGTCATTTTATTGTTTTGATTGTTAAAAAATTCGGTACAAATCCGAGTAAATATCTTTTTTATTGCTCTTGATTTCCTTCTCACACGCTTTGCATCTGTGTGCGTGTTTATCCTTCGTTCCCATGTTTTTATTGAATTGCTCTAAAGGTTTCTCCTTTTTACAATATGTGCAGGTTTTCATATTTCGTTGGTTTCAGGTAAAATAATAGACTTAACGTATCCCATCAATCGGAACTGCTCAATAGTTTCTTGAAGGTGCTGAAGTGCTTCTCCGCTATAAATCATTGAATCAATTAACTCGCCAATGAGTTTGTGGCGTTCGTAAGTGTTTAGGTCGCCCCATTTAGGCAGTGGCATTTCGGACATAGTGATTGTGTTTTTATTGTGATTGTGTAAAGTGATTTGCAAATTCTGCATTTTACCCATATTGCTTGCAGTGTTTTCTTAGTGTTCATTATCTGCAAAATTGGTCTTGAATCTGACCGACTACCCAAAGCATTGCGATGATTGTTGCCCAAGTGATGATAGTTTTTGGTTTCATTGTTTTTGGTTTTAATTGTGAAAAAAAGGGAGAGTTACCTCCCTTAAAATACTGGTGTAAGTTCTAACTTTTTTGCCATCATCTCATCTTGCTTCCTTGTCATATACGTTCCATCAAGAACATACAGAACATACTCAACTCTTTTGTATCTCCATAATTGAAATTTTCCACCATGAGATACCTGAAGAAGTTTGCCTTTTGTGATTTCTACTTGTTGCATTGTTTTTGGTTTTGAAGTGATTAATTAAATATTTCTACTTGAGAAGGTAAGAAAGTTAATGTGATAAAATCATCCAAAAATGGGACAGATATATAATAAAAACCATCCTCAACTTTAAGGACCTTATGCATTGTTCCTTCAAGATTCAGTAAATTAATTTTAATAATTGCTTTCATAAATGTGCTTTTTTAGTGTGATTGTTTAGTGAAGGTAATTCTTTTTTTAATACAAAGAACACTTTTTTAATCTTTTTTAAAATATTTTTTTGCGATTACCCATAAAAAGAACCCCCGATATAGAAATATCAGGGGAGAATCACATTAAAAACACAATGAAACACAGTCAAATGTCATTAGTAAATAGCATTCCGTGCATGGATTTTACTGAATGTTCAAGCATTTCTAAACAAAGTTTCTTTAATTCTTGCATCTTTTCAACCTCTTCACGGGTCATTGGATTAGCGGTTTCAAGCATTGTCAGGACCTCAACCGAGCAAGATATATACTCGGGAAAGGAATGTCCTATCTCTTCCTCAATATATTCAACCTCTTCTTCTTCTCCTAAAATGAGGTCCTCTTCCATACTAAAGAACTTTGCCTTTATGTATATTCTTATTTCTTACCTCAAAGTTTTGTCCATCAATTTCTACAATAGCAAACCCGTGATTCCATTTGTTGATGGGCAGGTATGCTGGATGTAATTCACATAGGCAACCAAGTGACCAGGTAGTAGTTATTTCCCCGTTCATGTTGCTCTCAGAATGAGAACTGCTCTGATGGTTATGCCCTTGCATAGCACTTACCTTACCCTTCAAGAATAGACCCCTTGCAATGTTTACAGGACTAAATACAGAACCCCCAAACTCGTGTCCGTGTAAAATATTCAAGTCACCTGCTTTCATTATCCTCTTGTCTTTAATTATCTCTATACCTTCTGCCCTTGATTTAATTATGTTCTCAAGTTCAAACTCCTCAACTCCAACAATCTCATGTGCTTTCATCCAAAGGAAATGGAAGTACCTTTCCTCATGGTTGCCAATTTTGAAATATATCTTGGCATCAAATGTCTTTTTAACGATATCCATAAACTCCTTAAAAGTCTTTAACTCATGTGCAAATGACCTCGCCTTTGGGTCTTTAGCAAACCTACTCAATCCAAAGAAATCAAGGATATCACCATTCAAAAGAATGGCATCGGGTTTCTCATCTTTAGCGTAATCAAAAGCACAGGTTAATGCATCTATGCTATGATATGGAATGTGGATGTCAGATAATACCAGTAACCTCTTTGCATCAAGTTGATAAGGTTCATAAATTGCTTCATCGGACTGTGGAAGGTTATAAGGATTCTTAGGTCTATCTTCAACCTCTTTTCTTATTGCCACCCTTGCCCCACCCTTACCTTCAATGCTTCTCAAGGCAGTACGCACTGAATCAAGTGACGCAAAAAGTAAAGGATTATCTTGGTAAATAATCCTTGCAAGTTTTAAGGTCGGCATATCCCATCCGAACCTTTCCCGATAATCAACGCACATTTGTACTTTTGTCATTTGTAATAAAGATTAGATTCTGCTTCCCTTCTACGAGTAAGACCTGCAAGAACCTTGCCACCTGCCTTGTTCCACTTCAAGAACTCTGCCCTAATGGTAGGGTCATTATGATTGGCATTAACTTTTTTTAGTAGTGTTGACTTTTGCAAGTTGACTACACCACAATTATATGCAAAAGAAACTAAACTGGCGAATTCATTATCAGTTACGTTTGACGTTACTAATTTTGCAACCTTACCTGCAAAGTCTGAAGCAATCAGTTCAAAGAGTTGCTCTGCTTTATCTTGTGTAATAACGTGACCTGGCATAACTGGTTTGCCATCCTCATAGAAGGTATTGCCATAACCGATAGTCCACTTCATTGCAGAGCATTGGTATGCTTTAAGTTTGCACCCCTCAAAAGATTTAATCAGGTCTGCACCTGCTTTGTTTAGTTTCATAATATTCTATCTTTTAGGTATCTAATTAATAACCAAACTACAATCAATGCAAATATCCATAACTGCCTTCTTTTTGCCTTTCCTTCCCAAGTTATTACCTCATTGCTTAAACGTGCTGAATCGGTCTGTAATAACCTTACACGAGCATTGTCAACAATGTATGATTTCAAGGTATCACGAATGGTCAGGGTCTTGGTAATTGTCTTTGTTTTCCACTTGGTGAAATAAGTAGTATCGTTAAACGTAACTACCTCCAAGTCTTTTTGTATCTCAATCAAGGTATCAACATCAATAATTGTATCTGTCTTGGTGATGAATGTAGTATCATTCGCACACCATCCCCCCTTGACCACAACCTTTGCGACTTCTTCAAGCATTTCTTGATTGCGAAGAACCTGCTTAACTGGATTGCAAGATGTTACCCAAAGCAATAAAAAAAGCAATCCAATTGCAATTAACAACAACCTTGGTGCATTAATCTTTGTTCTCATCTTTCTTAAATATTTTCTCAGCACTTGTTAAACCAAGGCAACCAAACGCAAGAGCAGACACACTATAAACCAATGCCTCTGATGGTTCAGTTTCATGGAAAGAGTTATGATACATTGTTACGCAGATGATGATTACGCAGATAAAACCGCATAACCTTTTCATTGATAGTCTGCCGTTTTCTTCACAAAAGAATTGCTTCATTGTTGTTCTGTTGAATCTATTGATGTAATGGAATCAGTAGAAGTTTTTTTCCTACCCCAAAAATTAGTCTTTTCCTTAATGATGATGGTATCTCTAATTGTAATGGTCTTGACTATTTTTGCATCCTCTTTGAGTTTAGCATTTTGCATCTTGATGCTTTGCACATTGGTCAACACTTGCTTCTCTGCTTTCTCAATCTGCTTGTCAACTTTTGGGAGGAACTTTACAATAGTGTCAATATGTTCCCTTGATTGCATAATGATAGTGTCAACCCCATCAAAAAGAACTTTCTCCTCTTTGACAGGGTTGGCACATGATGAGATAAATAGTAATACAATTAATCGTTTCATTTGATTTTACCAAGTTCTTGAAGGACTAAGATTTTAGATGTTGTAGCCGAGAGCAATGAATCAGACCTCTTGAGTTGAATCCCAAGAGCATCAATTTTTGCTTCTAACTTTTCTATCTTGCTTCCCTGCCTTTCAATCTGCTCGGTGTATTGCATCTTTTGGTCTACATACAAGTAACCAATTGCAATAAGTGTAATGAACAGAAAACCTTTTACGGGGTCTTTGCTGAACTGCTCAAATGAAATCGGTAATGCACTAATTTTTTTATCCATTTTCGTTTTTCTCTTTTTGGAGTTCTTCTGCAATCTTTTGGTTTACCTCTTGGAGTTGCTTTTGAATGTACTCTAAGTTAGCGAGCAGGTCATAGGCAGCAGCCTTCATTTCTACAAGTGTCATAGTATTTATTTTAAGGTAAAATTACTAAATTAAGTTTATCTGCACTCCACTGATAAATCCAAGCGTTAATCGCCATTGCGGGTTGGTCGCCCCAAGCGATGTAGTCTGCACCATCAATGGTTAGATTGCCTTGAGCAACTTGCTCACCTTGAGATTCAACACCTTCAGCATCTACAACTTTGGTGAACAACTGCCAATAATTGGTAGCACTGTTCTCGTAGTTGTCATTGATGCAAGTCACTTGAAAATACTCTGCTTGTTTGCTTTCGCCATTTACCCATATTGTAACGGGTGAGATTTGTTTTGCCATTTTTATTTTATTTTAAAAGTTTACCCAAGTTGTGCCATTGTAATATGACATTTGATTTAATGTTGTATCGTACACTTGCAGACCTGCAGCAGGACTACTGATTGCGTTCTTTTGTGTGGTTGTCATCCGAGGTGGGAGGAATCCTTGTGTAGTTGATGATATAGTTACTTTTGAAGATGCAATATCAGTTGTAGTTCCGATAAGGAGGTTGCCACCTGAGGTGATGGTCATTCTTCTATTATTTCCACCAGCAGCAAAAATTAAATCTGCTTCTGCTCTTATCCCAAAATTATTAGTACCACCATTAGTTATTATACCATCGCCATTACCAATATACCCAATTAAGGTTGATGTATTTACAAAAAATGAATTATACATTTCTGAACTTGTAACAACAGATTGGAAAGGTATATTTGTTGCCGTTGATATAGTCGTTCCCACCACTTGCAACTTCTGCCCTGCGTCAGTCGTAGTTCCCACAAGTAAATTCCCCCCACTTGTGATGCGGAGGCGTTCTGTATTTGCCGTAGAAAAAACAATAGGTTGTGCGTTTGCTAAACTTATGTTACCTACACTACCAGTATACCAAAATCCAAAGTTATCCGATGTTCCTGAATAATAACCACCACTATTTGTTCTATTAAGAAAATAAGAACTGCCAAATAAATCCCCGCTCACCCTCGCAGTTCCGTTGACATCAAGTATGAATGTTGATTCGGTTGTTGTTCCCAAAAGCAATCGCCCTGCTGCGGTGAGTCGCATTTTTTCATTAGTAGGTTCGGTAACAATATTTCCAATAGTTGAACTTGCATAGAATCTTATGCTTTGTGCAGTCGCTATTTGCAAATCAGTTGTACTTGCAGTATCTATACCAATAACAGATACCAATGTTCCACTTGAATATAATCCAATTGAAGCTGCGGTACTTCCATTCGCTTGCTCTATATTTAATCTCCTCGGTGTATTTGTTGTTGCTATAGATAGTCTGCCCCCCAAATAATTATTCGCAGT